CGTCAATGTCGCGCCATTCGCCTGGTTGGATCGGATCAGAGTCGTCCGCAATGCGCGCGCCCTTGGCTTTGAAGCCTGCGGGCAGGTTGGATAGCGTGCCAGCGTCAATTAACTGCCGTAGGGCGCTTGTAGCGGCCTTGCCGAGGCCTCCAATGAGGTGAACAAAGCCCAAACCGTAGGCGCCAGGGCCTTCAACGAGCACGTAGTGCACGTAATAGTTGCGGCGGCTCTTCTTTTCGTCGTTTTCTTTCCAATTCCGACGAATTCCGACAACTTTCAGACTGTCTTCGGCCAAAGTGACGACATACGGGAGCTTGATTCCGGTCGGTTCGCCCTTTTCGTCCTTGTCTTCGAAGCCTGGGATGTCCAAATCGACCAGCTGCTCCAGCAAAAACACCTCGCCAATGTCATCCGTCGGCTGAACACCCGTGACTTTGTCGACAGCAGCCTGAATCTGACTCGGATTCGCCGGCGAGGAGTACGTTTCAGCGTTGATATCGAGGTATTCACCGGCCAAAGCACGCTTTTTGTACTCGTTGGCGTCCATCGGGATGCGGTTCGTGAGCCGTGGGCACTGGGAAACGACGCTTGAGCCGTTGTACGGGATGTAAACATCGTCTGCCAGGCACAGTTTTGACACCATGCGGCCCAGTTGGTAGTCGTAGTAGACCTTTTTGAAGGTCGAACCACCGTATCCGGTGTAGAAAAGCTGCTGGTCAAACTCCGGTGTGTACTCTTCCATCACCGTAGTGAGCTGATAGTTCATGAAATCCTGCACGCGGCCGGCTTGCTGAAACTTTTCTACCGTCTCTTTGCCCATGATCTGGGTGCGAACAGGGCCGCCAGCGGGCATCAGCTCCTTCAAGGCCTGCGCCTGGAACTGAATGATGGCCTCAGTGATCATCGGATGCGTTGCACCTGTGGCGCCACGGAAGGGTTTGGTGCGCTCTTCCATGCGCAAGCCCAGCAGATCAAGGCCCTTGGCGTACATCTGCTCCCAATCGGAGCGCGAACCCTTGTCTGCCTCGAACATGGCGGCCACGTCAAGCGAAATTCTGGCAAGCACTTCGGGATCAATGACGTCGACCAGGTTGTCGTAGAAGTCAACCGACTTCGCATCGTCCTCACCCATCTCAATCGTGGCACCTCCGTCGTCTTCAATGATGACTTCGATGTCCATTTGCGGCTCAGGAATGCCGCCACCGCCTACGATGACCTCCAGGGCCGGGGCTCGGTTGAGTGCTTTGTCGATTGGCATGTCGTTTCCTTATCACTGCCCTGAAGTCGTATCCAAGGCTCTTTTGTATGCTTGCAGCACAGGAGTTAGAAGCTCATCTTTTTCCTCGATTGCTGCCGGCTTGAGGTAATCTTGCAGGAAGTCGAGAATAGCCGTGTCGTATTTATCGGCAGGCACGTTGCCAGTTGCGCGGCCGTTGCCTTTGATTTGAGTGACTACCGGGGTGTTTTCGTCTCGCATCTTTACTTCAATGGTGTTGACAGGGCGATTCCTGTTATCCCGAAGTGTATAGATTTGCCACAAACCTGTGTTAAATCCTTCTCGCTTTTCGGTTGTGTAGCCAATGCCACCAGTCTCATACCCTCCGACCGAGTGCCCAACATACGCGCCCTCAGGCACAGTGGCCTTGCGATCTTCAATGCGCTTCCAGGCAAACCCCTCAAGCGGTCCGTTTTTAATCTGCACCAAGGGGGCGCTCACGCCTTGCGAAAACACCGAGTCTGCAACAGGTTTGCCTGATTTTATGCGGGCAGCCAAGTTTTCCATTTGGGCTTTGTTTTCCTGCAGCTTGAGAGCGCCTCGAACGGCATCCTCAAACCGCATCTTGGAGGCCTCTCGCAGCGGGATAGACGCCAAGTACTCGTTAATCGCTGTCGGTTCAAAGATATTCGACAACGGGCTACGCATGTTCACAATTTCGTAAATCGGCTCTCCTTTTTCAATCGCCGTAGTAATGTTGTTCAATAGTGCCGGGTTTCCTGACTTTCTTTGAAGGTCGTACGTGTCGAACAACTGGTCAATGGCTCGCGTGCTTCCACCAATTACCTCGCCCGGTTCTTTGCCGCTAAAGGTTGTTACACCCACATTGGAGTTGATCAGCTCAGGACGAACACCCTGTGTCAACAGCTTGTCCTCTTCTTTGGTCTTTGCCAATTGCTCAAGGTCTTTGCCAGCCTGCGACAAGGTGTAGGTATACTGTGGGTTACCCAGCCCTTTTTGCGGCGCAATAACGCTGCCCTTGAGTCCTGTGGCCTCGTCATACCGCTGTTGAAAATCTTCCATGGCACGCGGATATTTCGGGAAGAAGCGTTCTTGTCCTTGGTCATTGACGCGCGTCTTGCCTACATTGACCTGGTCAATCAGGTACTCGGGGAACGATTCTTCTAATGCAGAGCCGCGAATCTGCTTTTTGGATATGGCCCGTGCAATGGGATCATCCGGTGTCCCAAATTGCCGCGAGAAATAATTGCGCGCTTTCGTGTTCCAAAAGTCTCGGAGCATCTGTGTCTGGTCTGCGTTTTGGCCCGCAGCAAAACGCGCATTAGACAATCCTTCCTCCAGGAGCTGGTCCATGCCAGAAGTAGGCGCGTTAAACCTTTGCTTTGTATTCCCAAGATTGCCGGTAAGCATCGTGCTGCCAGTGGGTCGCACAGCATACGACGCGCCTGGCACAGAAAGCTGTCGGTTGTACTCTTGGAAGTCCTTGGCCGCTTCAGTGGCTACCTGGCCAGCCTTCTGCGCGCCCTTCACGCCTGCACGTGTCACGCCAGCAGGATTGGTCAGGTTGGACAGCAGCTCGCCGGCGGTGTAGAAGCCCTTGGCGGTCGGATCAGCAGGAGGCTCAGGGCGCACGCCGAGCTTGGTCATCTTTTCCTTGATCCAGTCGCTACTCATGACAGGCTTGTCAACGTTGTAGCCCGTGGAACGCAGAAGCATCGTGGCCAAGTCCACAGGCGCGCCTGCAATGTCATAAGGCAACTCAGTCACGCCCTTGGCCATGTTCACATACGCCTCGCCAGAGTTCAGCTGACGGCTGATCTCACCTTGCTTGCGGCCTTTGCCAGACTTCGGTGTCACAAAGGCCGGCTTGCTTGCTGCGTCAATCTCTGCTTGAGACAACTCGCCTTCCTTGGGGCTGCCCTCGGAGCGGTACTGCGGAGGCGCGGCGGCCTTCTTGGTCTTCTCGTCAATGGCTTCCAATTGCTGGCGGCTTACTGTCCAGGGCCGACCAGGCGTCTGCTTGTCCACAGACTTCTTGGCCAATTCCTGCACCATCTTTTCCAACTCAGCCTGGGTCTTGGCCCGCGCTGCAAGCTCCACGCCCAGGTTATTGTTGTGCACGTCCACGTCGTAGTCGTAACGAGCATCGCCAATGCCAAGCATGTTAAAAAACGACTTTGGATTGCTTAGGCGCTCATGGGCCTTACCCAAAAACTTTGCGGTCCCTGGGCCGTACTTCTGGGCAACAATCCCGGCAGCCAACATGTGGCGAACCGCGTCGCGCTGATCGTCCTGCCCCTTTTGATCAGGGAACATGCGAGCCGATGCCTTGGTGGCATAGTCACTCACGCCGAAAACACCGGGCTCCTCGGTGCTTTCAGCGACGTCCTTTTTTGCTTCACCACCCTTTTCAAAGCGTTGCTTGGTCAGCGAGCTCTTGGTCAAGGTGGGCTTCTCCAGTGTCGGAGCGCCCATGGTGTTTCGCATCAAACCCCGGGCCTGGTTGGTTGCTTCCTTGGCCTTCAACTTGTACGCCAATGCCAGGGCTTCCATCTGCGAGCGTGCGCTGTCTTCTCCCTTGAGCTCAGGCACCATGGCCTTGGCAGAGGTCAGCGCCTGCATGTCCTTGATCGTTGCCAGGTCTCCGAGGTCCATGGCCATCTCTTTGCTCTTGCCCTTAGACGCGCCACCGCTTTTTGGCAAGCGCTTGATGCTTACCTCGTTCGGGGCGTCTGCCCGGGTGTCCATCAGCTCGCTCATCATCCGCTGCGCCGACCCTAAGGGATCGGTGTTGATGGCCTGCTCTTCCGAGTCGGACATGTTGTAGGCGTTCGACGCTGCCAGGCGCTCTGCCATGCCACCCTTTGCAAAGGTTCGATAAAGTTGAGGCTGGGCCGCCGAGTAAATGGTGTTCCCAAGACGGTCGCTAAAAAAGCCAAGACTCTCCTGGCCTCCCAACATTCCTGGAGACAAGTTCTTGTTTGAGCCAAGCGTGTTCATGGTGTTCATCGCACCAAACATCGGCATGTCCGGCGAGCCAATGGCCATGGTGCCCGGAGAGATGCCCGTGGAGCTTTTCGGATTCAGGGCAAAGAAGTTGTCCTGATCAACGCCGCCAAACGCAGGAGACTTAGGTGGTTCCGCGCCAACTCCAGGGCTGCTGAGGCGACGACCAAAGTCCAGACTGGGCGTGGCCACAGGAGTCAGT